CCCGGCGAGCGCAACGGCACAGCCAACGAGGCTGTGGAAGTGGAGTCGGGAGCCCTCCGGACGGTGGGTCGCCCGGCTTCGCGTGGGCCAAACGTGGTGAGCTAGGGGTAGTCGAAAGGGAAGGCGCTGGACTGCAAATCCAGAGATGCGGGTTCAAATCCCGCCCCCTGGCTCACCGCTTCTCGACCAAGGTCGCCGACCATGACCATGCTCGGTGCTGTCGAAGCCCTCGCTGTTGCGCTGCTGTTGCGCCGGGACGACACCTACGCCGCCCGGTTGCTGGCCGAGTTGGAGGCGCAGGGCTGGACCCTGGTGCACCTGCCCACAGTGGAGCAAGCCGCCGATGCGATCGCACATCAGCGTTTCGACCCGGAGCAACGGCACCGTGAGGACCGTGACGCCGCCGCTGTCCTCGACCTTGTACGCGGCATCGACCCGTACTGGCACATCAAGTACGGACCCGGCTACGACAAGGGCGGCGCATGACAGGTCAACGAAGCACCATCTACGGGCTGATGAACGCCCGCGGCCTGATCTCGGGTGTCGGCACCATGCGCGACACGAGGCACCACGCAGCGGTCCTCGCCAGCCCACCGAACAACCAGACTCACACGGTTGTCTTCCAGCGCGGCGACGGGATATGGCGAGAGTTGGGGGGAAACCCGCTCGTGGTGACCTATAAGACCAATACAGAGTGGGCGCATGAGAAGACTGCGCTTGCCCGCGGTGGCCAGCGATGACGCATGACCTGCTCACCGCCCTGTGTTGGGGTGTTATCGGTTCGGTGATGGTTGTTGCTGCGGGGGTTACGGCGATGATCATGGTCGCTGAGCGGTCTACCACGATCGGCTGGCGCCGTGATCCGTGCGAGTACCTGGAGGACTGATGGACACCACCCCTGAGTCGGTGCTCAGCCCCGAGCAGCACGCCCGTCTGATGACGCTCCTGCGCGAGAGGCCGTCGGCACTGAGCGTGCAGGAAAACCTGAGCGCTTGCGTCGTGTACCTCCGTGGGTATTGGGCCAAGTTTCTTGCGCAGCCCGGTTGGGATGAGTTCACCGAAGCCGCGAAGCACGCTGAACGGTTCCTCGCTGAGCACGGCGATTGACGTGGCCCCTGACGACGGCGGTGGACGCTACGTCACTATCCTCTTCCACGGCTCAATTCCCTTCGAGCGAGACGACGAACTGTTCGACCTCGTAACCGATTATGCGTTGGCCATCGCACCTGACGGTGTTGACATTTCCACTCACGGCGGCCCGTTCACGGACCTCGGCCTCGGTGACTGACGTGATGGCCGTGTCGAGCAAGTTCGCCGAGCATTGCATCGCCTGGGCCATGACCAACGCCCGGTGTTCACGCATCGAGGCCACGGCGTTCGCGGAGTGGGCAATGCTGCAAGCCGCGTGCGGTCGGATCACCCCACGCACAGAGTTCCTGGCAGCGTGGGCCGGTTGGGGTGAGTGGTGCACCGAACTGCACAGGATGGTGACGGCATGAGCGACCGGGTTCCAGTTCGAGAGGTGTCCGGCCCCGACGCCTTCACCGTGTTCGAAAACGTTGTCCGCCACGAGATGGGCATAACCGGCGCAAAGTTCATGGCGGGTTACGCCAAGGGCGTCTACGCAGTGGACCCCGACTCTGTTGACGGCCTCCCGGCAGTGCTGACGGTGCTGCCCTTCGCGGAGACCGAATGAGCATCCAGGTCGTGGCAGGTTTGCAGTCCCGCGAGTTCCTCCTCGCCACCATCGACGAGAAGCTGGCGTGGACCCGGTATTCCCGTGAGGTGTCCCGGCAGGTCGCCGCCGATTCCCACGACGCACCCATCGCTGAGCGGATGGCGTTGACCAGGGTGCAGGTCATGGACGAAAGAATCGACTTCCTGCTCGAAAGACGGCTCCGAATCAGCAGGGGGGCACTGTGACCACACTGAAGCCCGATCGGATGTCTCTCGATGAGCAGCAGTCGGTTGCGGCATGGATGCGTCGCAACGGATGCCGTCATTACATTGCGCTAGAACCGATCACCATTCACGGACGGTGGGCGGAATACACCGCGCTGTGCCGAGATGATGATAAGTCAATCAGGCGCATGCCGACCCGCGATGACTCGCCCGTGATGCTCGGCAAGCGCCGTGTTCGCATCCGCTACCCGTTCAGAGTCCAGCCATGAGCGACGAACCCCGTAGCTACACCACCGGCGGTTGGCTGCCTCCCGGTTACGCGCAGGTCTACGACGGCGCTGGTGTGCCCCTGCCCGTGGCGTGCGCCGCACTGTCGGAACTGCTACGGGATTACTTCTACGAGGTCTGGCACACCCACCGCGACCCCACCACCGGCCGCTTCGTGCCGAGGGACAAGCTGTGAAAAACCCTGACACCGACACCACCGGCCACGACGGCCACGGCAGATTCATCCGCACCATCGACACCGCCGAACGCGACGCCGAATGTGCCCGCCTCCGCGCCCGCGACTACACATACCAGCAGATCGCCGACGCCACCGGCTTCACCTCCCGCACCGGTGCCCGGTTCGCCGTCGAACGCGCCCTGGCTCGGACCATCACCGAACCCGGCGAAGAATTACGGCGCATCGAACTGATGAAACTCGACGCCCTCGCCCGCGCCGCCTGGCGAGTACTCGAAGCCCGCCACTACCTGGTTTCCCAAGGCCGGCTCATTCGCCTCGAAGACGGCGCGCCGCCGCTGGAGGACGACGGGCCTGTCTTGCAGGCCATCGACCGGCTGCTGAAAATCTCCGAACGGCGCAGCCGACTCTTGGGCCTCGACAGTCCTGTGCGGATGGAGGTGTTGACGATTGACGCTATCGACGCCCAGCTCGCCGTCCTCGACGCCGAGATCGCTGGCCTCACTGCAACAAACGAAACTCCGCAGATTGAAGGACCGGCAAGCTGAGAAGCTTCGCCTCGAAGCCGCTGCAGCCCGCAACGTCGACGTGTTCGCCCTCCTCGGCTTCACCCCCAACCCCGGACCGCAAACCACCTTCCTGACCCTGCCCGACACCAACGACGACGTGCTGTACGGCGGCGCCGCCGGAGGATCCAAAAGTACCAGCCTGTTCATGTACACCATGCGGTCCTGTGTTCGCTACCCCGGGCTGCAAGCGTTCTGGTTCCGCCGATCCTTCCCCGAGCTCGAGCAGTCGGTGCTGCGGATGCTGATGCGCTACAACTACGGACGGGCGTTGGGGTGCCGGTGGAACGGGTCCACCCACGAACTTCGGTTCCCCGGCGGGTCCATCCTCACCTTCTCCCACGCCAAGAATGAGCAGGAAGCCACCGCGCTGCAGTCGGCAGAAATCAACCTGCTGCTCATCGACGAACGCACCACCATCCCCCCGAAAGTGGTCGAGTTCATCTACACCCGGGTGCGTTCCGGTGTCCCCGGCGTCCCCTGCTTGGGTATCCGCTCAGCCACGAACCCTGGCGGTGTCGGGCACGCGCAGGTACGGAAAACGTTCGTCGACGCCACCGACCACGGTGCAAACACTGTGGTGGACGACGCCGGGCGCACCGTCCGGTTCATTCAGGCCCACGCCTCCGACACCCCCCAGCTGGGTGCCGAGTACGAACGCACCCTGAACGGTATCGGCGACCCCGAGCTGCGGAAAGCGATGCGAGACGGCTCCTGGGATGTGTTCCCCAACCAGATGTTCGGGGAGTTCAACCACCAAAAACATGTGGTTCCCGGCACCTGCGAAATACCGGAGTCGTGGTTGCGGTACGGCGGCCTCGACTACGGGTGGACAGCACCGTCGGTGTACCTGCTCGCCGCCCGCGACAACGACGGTCGACTGTGGTTCCACCGCGAACTGACCATGTACCAAACCCCGGAACGCGAACAAGCCCGCCGGGTGCTGCAAACCGAAGCGGGTCGACCACCGGCCATCCGAGCGGCTGACCCCTCCATGTGGGGCAAGTCCGGCAGCGCGCAACCACCGGCAACGCAGTACGCCATCGAAGGCGCGCCGCTGCGCAAAGCGGACAACGACCGGCTCACCGGTTGGTCGAGGATGCACACCTACCTCACTGACGCCCCCGCCTGCAGCTACCACCGCAGCCTGGGCTGGGATGTGTGCCCGATGCTGCACATCGTGGACGGCACCTGCCCCGAACTGATCCGCACCCTGCCGTCGCTACCTCGGGACAACAACCGCCCCGAGGACGTCGACACCAACGCCGACGACCACTGGGCCGACAGTGCCCGCTATTTGATCCTGGCTGTGGGCACCGTCTCATCCCTGCTCCTCGACCCGGACCTGCACGACCCGGTGGTCGCTGTGGAGCAGTTGACGACACCGTCCGGCAACGGTTACGGGTGGGCACCGGGGGCACCGGAACGTGACCCGGACCTTGGGAAAATCACCCGCGCACCGTGGGCCACATGAGACGATGAGGAGGCGGTTGTGGGTTGGTTACGTGACTTCCTCTTCGAAGGCCCCACCGAAACCATCACCGAAGCCACCCCGATCCTTGCCCCCGCCCGCCCCGCCGCCACCCCGGTACGGGCCGGTTACGACTCCGATGTGCCCGTCGGTGGCGCCACCCCGTTCAATCCTGGCGGCGACTACGAAAACGGGCGCGCCGAAACGATGCGCCAGTTCTACTCCGCGTACACCTCCTGCCCCTGGGTGTCCGCACCCGTCGACGTCATCGCCCGCACCGTCACCGCCGGCGGCCTGCACGTGGTACCCGACGACGAGCAGGACGCCGAACACCCACCCCCACCCGTGCAGCAGTTGCAGGCGTTGCTCGACTACGTGAACCCGCATGAGGATGTGCGGCAACTCCTGCGCGGAGTGATCACCGACGCCGAAATCTACGGTGACTCCTTCACCGAAATCGTGGTGCTCTTCGGGAAACCAGTGGCCCTGTACTCCCTGGACGCAGCCACGATGAGCGTCGACGCCGACGAACACGGCCAAGTCACCGGCTACACCCAAACCCTCGGCTACCGCACCGCGCACTTCGAGCCCGAGCAGATCATCCACGTCTCCAAAGACGCCCCCCGCGGCTCCCTGTACGGCATCGGGACCTGCGAAAAAGCGTACCTGCCCGTCCTCGTGTGGCTGTTCACCGCCGGACTGTTGAAAGAAACCATGCGGAAAGGGAACCCACTGAACCTGCACGTCGGGTTCGGTGTGGAGCACCAGGACTCCGACATCCGGCTGTGGCGACAACAGCACATGATCCGCAACGTGGGCATCGGGAACATCGGCACCCCCATCACCACCCACGGCGACACCACCGTCGCCGAGCTGAACGTGGGGAAGATCGCCGACTACCTCGCGGTGCTCGACCAGCAACGCGACGTCATCCTGTCCGCAGCAGGGGTGCCCCCGTCCAAGGTGGGGGTCATCGAGTCCGGGAACCTCGGCGGCGGCACCGGCTCATCACAGGACAAAACCTTTCGGGTCAACACGTGCGGGCCGGTGGGGGAAATCGTCCTCGAAAAGTTCAACTTCACCCTCCTGTCCGCGTTCAGTGTCGACGGTTGGAAGATGCACTTCGGGACCGTCGACTGGCGGGACGACAAGGTTGTCGAAGACATCCGCGACATGCGGCTGAAGTCAGGTGCCTGGTCATTGAACCGGTACCGGCAGGAAATCGATGAGCCCGACGTCGGCCCCGAGGGTGACAACCCGGCGTTGATTCTGACCCGTATCGCGCTGTTGTGGCGGGACCTGGGTGCCCTGTCCACCGCTGAGGTTGACGCCCTCGCCGGTAAGGGCGTGGACGTCCTCCCCATTCCCCCACCCGATCCACAGTCCGGTGCAGCCCTGCCAACGCAGCCCGACGAATCCGCCGCGTACACCATGAGCATCGCGGAGAAGGTTCGTGACCACATCCTCAACCTCCACGACGACACCCTGTGATTCCCCCGGCGGAGTGGGCGCCGATCAACGCGTGGATGCAGTCCGTCGAAACCCGCTTCGAACACGCCCAAACGAACACTTGGGCGGAAACCATCAGTACCCGACTCGCTGTGTGCGAGAACCGAATGGAGACCCTCATGACCAACCCCACTGTCAGCCCCGTCACCACTGCCCTCACCGATCTCGCGGCGGTCACCAACATGATCGAGTCGCAGGTCGCGAATCTGAAGACGCAGCTCTCTGCGGCGGAGCACGCCCCGTCCCCGGAGGTGCAGGCCGCGGCGGATGCCATCGAAACGCAGGTCGCCTCGTTGCGGGCGTCGGTGGACGCTGTGCCTGTCCCTGCCCGGGTAACCCCGGTGGGTGCCACAGTGGAGCCAGGCTCGGCGTTGGCGCCGGGGACGACGGTGGCGGGTGCCACGGTGGATGCTTCGACGGGTGCCCCGGTGACGGTGCCGACCATCGGCGGTGGCACCGTGGGGGCGCCGGCGGCGCAGCAGACTCCCACGCAGGAGCAGACGCAGGCTCAGGCCACGGGCCCGGGTACGGAGCAGGCGGGTCCCTCGACGGCCACCGGTGCCGACTCGGTGGCCCCGGCGGCGGGTGGTGTGGCGACGTCCACGAACCAGCCCACCGCTGCGCCCACGGGTGCCGGTACGGCCCCGGACGCAGCATCAGGGGCGGGTATCCCGGTGCCGGGTGCCACCCCAGAGCCCCCGCAGCCTGCGTCGTCGGCGAAGGACGAGCCGAAGCCGGACACGTCGAGCTCGGCATCGTCCAGTGCGTCGAGCACGGACAGTTCGAAGCCGGTGGACACCGCGAAGTCGAGCACCGACACCACCACGTCGAAGCCGAAGGACAGCAGCAGCAGCCTGCCATCCTCACCGTCGGGCACATCCAGCTCGGCATCGTCCAGCTCGGACACCTCCGCGAAGCCATCGGACAGCAGCAGCACACCGAAGCCTTCGGACAGCACGGCGGCAGCGATGAGCCCGAACACGTCCAG